CCAGCTTGCGTCCGGGCTTTTTCTTCAAGGCATCGAGCGTGGGCTGAATGAACGCGAACTGCGGGGGCAGGGGCTTGTCATCTCTGATATGTTCCTCTGCGGCCAAGTGCAACTGCGTGCCGTAGCGCGTAGCTTCAGTCTCCTGAAACGGGTACTTCTTGAGGATCTTCACTTCATGGTAGCGACGAGCGCAACCTTCGTAGTCTTTCAGGGAGCTGTGGCTCCACGTTACTTTGGTCATTAGAACTTGGCCGTTTCTATAGCTTTGGTTAATCGGTTGGCGAACTGCGTGACGAAGCGTTCGTTATCGTTGAGTCGGTGCTCTCCCATATCGGCAAGGATCGCGTGGACTAGCTCATGCCAGAACGTGTCGTGCATTTCTTCTTTGCGGAACTTGCGCCCTGTCTTGTTGGACACAGTGCCGATCTTGATCTTCTTGTCAGGGTAATACACGCGGCCCATGTGCCCCTTCTCTCGCATGGCTTCGACCACTTCGATCGAATACCACTTGTCGCCAACTTTAAGTTTGCGTGGTAGGTTCATTTGTTTTCTCCAAAACTATCTTGGTCAGTAAATCAACTGCGTCGTTCAATTTTTTACGCTCGTGATCTGGCACGCCGATCCTGCACGCCATTGCCCACGACTCCAAAGACGACAGCACCATCAGCAATTTGAGGGCTTCTTCTTTACTCATCACTTCTCCTTAGTTCTTAGCTAACCCATACCGGCGGTGTGCGCCACCGTCAGCGGCCAGAGGTATCCCCGGCAAATACTTCGGCTCCATAGTCATCTGCGCCAAGACCCAAGTCTTAGCGTCCTCGACCTCATCATCAGGCACCACGGCGATTTGTTCATCGTGCACAGTGCCCGCCACAAAGTACCTCTTTGCGGTTCTCAACATACCGTCCGTCATCACGCATCTCGCTACGCCCTGCGTGACGTTGTTGGTAATTTTTCCTGCGTATATTTTAGTGGGTTTAGGGCCCTCTTCGCCATACACCCAGTTCATGATTACATTGCCATGCCGATCACGCTTCGGTCTACCCGTCTCAGGGTTCAGCTCAGGCTCACGGCGAAGGTTAGGATACAACAAACTCATGCCAGAAGGCAAGACAATTTCACCCTTCTTGAATGTCAGACAACCCTTGTGCGTGTACTCCTTGCCGCCGTGTAGCGCAGACTCGATGAGCCCTTCACACAGTTGCCAAAAACCAACAACGGGGTACGCAGTCGAGCGGTAGATGTCGATGATCTTCTTGGCCGCCACGCAGTGAATCAACAACTCAGCTTCGGTGCAGATGTGTGGTATCTCAGCCATCTTGTCCATGTTGTCTTCCCACTCAATGAAGCGGTTCACATAGTCGGGCGTGACTCCCAACTTCTTTGCGAACGCTTTGTCGTACCGAACGGGTGGAGCGCCCAGAAATCCGACAAGAAGCTGCGCGGCAAACGACGCCCATCCCAGTCCGTAACCACAGCCAAGGAGCGCGCTTTTCGCAGACTGCCTAAGATCGGGGTGGCTATCTTTAGTAAGTCCGGGTATGTTAAACATCTGCGCACCGAACGCGGCATAAGGGTCACCGCCAGACCTGAAGATGTCGAGCATATCTTCGTAATCCGAAAGCCACGCGAGTACTCGCGGTTCAATTTGCGATAAGTCCCCGACCACAAGCTGGTGCCCGAGCGGTGCCATGATTGCTTTGCGTAAGAAGCTGCCACGCTTGAGGTTTTGCATGTTGATTGCGCTACCTTTGCTGGCCGTCCATCGTCCCGTCGTAGCGCCATAATACGAAAGCGGAACAGGGAGTGTCCCTCTGCGCGAGATGTCAAGGAACCGTTGGGCGCGAGTTCGCTCCGTCGTAGACTTAACCCGAAGGCGAGCCTCACAAAGAGAGGCAACGTCCTCACGCTCACCGTTGAGTAGCGCTTGGAAGAGGGCGTCGTTCTTCGCCAACGCGAGTGTTTGCTTGCCGGTAGTTTTACTAACTTTTGTTGGGGCAGGAACCCCGAGCGTTTCAAGTACGGCAGCAAACTTTGGATTCGACGCGAGGTCAGCTTCTTCGATGCCAAGTTTTTCGAGTAGGGATTCACGTTTTTCTTTCTCCTCATGTAGCGCGTTGGTCAACATCGCCTGATCCAGTTGCAGGACCGGACGCGTGTACATCTTCAACGTCATGTCAATGAGACGCAGTTCCTTAGTCGGGTATCCACTCGATAGGCGCCGGAATATTTGTTCGCAGAGGTAAACGTCATGCTTGCAGTATTCCGCGAGTTCCTTCTCCATCTCCCGCGATAGTTCGCGGACACCGTTGGTACTGTACACGGCCTGACCCTTGGCCGGCAGGCCAAACGCATCTGCAAGTTTTGCAAGCGAGTTTCCGACTTCAACTCCTCTGAGTGCACGAGCCATGCTAAGACTGTCAAGGATAAAGCAAGGATGAACACCATAGACCCACTCAAGGATTGAAACATCAAACTGAGCGTTGTGAGCCAGCACAGCAGTAACAGACCAGTCATACGTAGACAGAATACGAGCAAGCTCGTCAGCCCTATACCACTGAACAACTTTGTCGGTGCCGTAGTCGTGCAGACACGCGCCGAACGCTTTGAATCTTTCATCACGAATGTACTCCTCTGTAGTCATCTTCGACAGCGTGTACTCTTTGCTGTCCCAATAGGTTTCAAAATCCAAACACACAATGTGCTTAAACGGAGCTGACATATGACACCCCTCTAATTATTTTTGATATTGACGCCTGTGAAACACCTAGTAGAGCGCCGATGTCTTCTTGCGATATGCCGTGCACTTGAAGGTCTTTAATCAGCGTCACGCTTTCACGCGTTTGCTTTGCGTTGGTGTGGGTCTCCCCTCGGTAGGCGGTTCGTCTACGTCGTGCATAAGCCTCTAGTTGATTCTCGGCATACGTTCCTGCTTTCATGTGGCTCGGGTTACAGCACAGACGATTGTCGCAACTGTGCAAAATAAAACCCGTACTGCGCTTGTCACGCGGCGCATCAGTAGTGTCAATCAACCCTGTAAGAAAAGCGGCCAGTCGGTGCGCTGTCATTGCCTTACCTTGGTATCTAACCGTGCCATACCCCGTCGAGTTTGTGGCCCCTGTCCAATTCCAGCATCCATTGCGTTGCGAACGATTGCCAACAACCCGTGCCCAAAAATCTTCAGGCGTTGATTTTCTTGTCATGTAGACTCCAGTACATTGTGATGTCTATAGTGTAGCACACGATGTGTTTGAATGGTGCGCTCATCGTTTATCCCCAAACATATGCCCAATACCACTTTCATATGGCGCTTTACCTCTTGCTCGGATCGCTCTGCTGTAATCAACAACTGCCGTGTCGTAGGCATGAGAACTAATCTGACAATGCTTGTATGGGTTTGGTAATGTCTGACTAAGTTTTGCACACGCTTCACGCTCGGCTTCGACAGCCTTGCGTATCTCTTCATTGAAAGCCGACATCGACCAGAGCGACATAGGACCAAGCGCGTCTACAACTGCTTGTGTGCAGGCACGACCTGCTGCGTATTCACGCAGTGCCATTTCTTCTTCGTGTGTCAATTCATCATCTCCTTCGGGGGTGCGTCCCGTGTTGTTACAAATAGGATTACTTTGCTCATGATGGTTTTCTTTCTCCGGTCTCAAACTTCTCGCGCTGATCTGCGGAGTTGTGAATGATGATGTCGTCTTCTTCATCGTAGCTTGGGTTGCACCAACAAGGGCCTTCCAAGTTATGCTCGCGCAAGTCGTGTAACGGATACACCTGTTTAGCGCCATGATGCCCCGGGTCCACTGCCCATTCCGTCATTTCAAGTTCTCCTCAATCCAGAAGTCCAGCTTCTCGTGTAAGAGCGCACGTTCTTTCTCGCCAATAGAGCGCCCATCAATCGTTATGTCCGGGTTGGTCAGTTCTTTCTTGAAGCCGGGCCCTCTCTCAAAGCGGATGAAAGAATAGTCCCGCGCTAGGGTTGTGGAGTAGCTGAGTTCGGGGGTTGGCTGTTTTTTCAATTCATCATCTCCTTCGGGGGTGCGTCCCGTGTTGTTACATCCAGCATGACTTCGGACACCTTCTGCAACATACCCATAGCTTCCATGTCGTTGCAGTTAATCGTCAGCAGTTCACCGAATGGGTTCTCGTCCTCGGCCACCACCACAAGGGCACGTACATCTTCACGCAGGTAGCACTCGATCAACGCCTTGACTACGATACGCATATGTTCACGGCGCTCAGGTGTCAGGGACTCGAGCTTCTCCAAAAACTCTTTGGCGTCTTTCACATCGGTGATTGTTTTTCTTAACGCATCCATTGCAGTAACTCCTTTATTTGTTCGACGTTCTCTTCATTGATGACAAACGCCAGCCCCTTGGCTTTACGAATGTTCTCCAACTCACGGTCTTGTAGCGCCGTGGTCTTGCCCTTGCCGGCCTTGCACTCGAACGCAACGAAGCGCCCTGCGTAGCAACCAACAATGTCTGGGATACCAGCACGACCCATGCCGTTTTGCACAGGCGAGAAGTGATAGATGCCCATCTCGTCAAGAATTTTCTTGGTACGAGCTTTAACTTTTGCTTCGGGGGTCAGTGCCATGAAGAATCTCCTGTAGTTTCAGTTGGTAATGGCGTGCTTTGTTGGCGTCGTCGCTGCCTTCTTTGCGGCCAGCGCGCATCGAGTACTTGATGATGTTGCCTTTGAGAAAACCAACGAACTCATCACGCGTTAACACCGACTCCATAACAGCCCACGGCTGAATGGGCATCTCTTTGTAGTGGTTGCCGCTGACTTGTAGATCATCGGCGCGGGTGCCGTTGAGTTGTTGTTCGTATCGTGCGTTGAGCGTGTGCTCATACTTGTCCGCCATAGCGCCGAACACGCGTGCTGCTTCTTCCATTTGTTGCTTCTCCGTTTCGTTTAGTTCAGGGAACATTTCTATTTGGTTTGAGGTGAGAATCATAAGGGGCTTTCTTCTAGTAAGTTGAAACGTTGTTTATGTAAGCGCTCAAGTAATCTTCCGTCTACTCTTGTGAACGGCCATGAACTTTGCACGTCCGAGAACTCCAGCTTTGAGCACGTTCTCTCTTTGCTTGGCTTTGATGACCTCTTGGGGGACAACGATTTCTTGGGTGGTGAACTTGTGGTAGTTGGCACACTCTCTCCTTCTTCTGTACCCGTATGTGGGTGACTCTTTTGTTTCTTTAATCAGCGTCCACGCGCCGCACTCTGGGCATTTCATTGCATTTTCCCCCGCAAAGCGGCAATCATTGCATCTTGCTGCGCCATTAACATGTCGCGGTGTTGGCAGACAAGTTCATACATGTTATGCAGCTTGTCAATTCGTTCTTGCATCTCGGCTTCTTTTTTGTCTGCTACCAGTTTGGCGAAGGCTACAAAAGCACCACCGCCCAATACGAACACATCATCCTTGCAAATACCCGCCTCACGCGCCATCTCAATGACTTCTTCTTGCGTGCTCATGTGCTTTCTCCTTTGTCCAAAAATACAAACTGCATTTGGTGCAACTCCATATGGTGTACTCCCTGACCCGACAGGTTAGTTCACGCACACCAGCGGCGTTCTGCCTCCAGCGTGTGTCCCCTGTGTAGGTCTTGACGGTTTCAATCACCGCTTCATCCCCCTTACAAACGCCGCAAAGCTGGCGGCTGTGTCACCAAACGCAAGCATCTTTTCAAACTCTTGCGCCACTTCTTCCAGCACCATGTTGCGGTATGGGTCTAGTGCCTTGAAGTGTTGAATGTGTTGCTTGCGCCAGCCCATTGCTTGCTCACGCTCGATGCGTGCGAACTCGTCGTCTTCGTAGTCAGTCATGTGTTCTTCTCCTTGAGTTTGGCTTCGATGTCATACACAGTTCTCCTGTAAAACGTTGTTCTCACCCTCGCCACCATCACCACTTCGCCAGCCCACTTCATATTGCAACCAGTTAAAACCAATCCAAAACTCTTCTTGCAGGCTGACAGCGATCACAGGCCACAACGACAAGTAGTCGTGGTCGTCAATGAAATAAAAACCTCTCATGTGTTCTTCTCCTTGAGTTTGGCTTCGATGGCGCGGGCAAAACTGATGTCGTCCCAGTTATGTGCAGATGCCGCACACTCACCGCACAACAAGGCAATCTCATCCTCCGTCAGTCCAACCCATTCACGATTCCGCCCTGACATAAAGCCTTTGTCCCATGCCTTCGCCCAAGCGATGCACCATAGGTCGTAGTAGCCACGATTCAAAGGAAAGCCAAAGCCTTCTTCTGAGAACATAGCCTTCACATCTTTGCGTTTGATAAACGCTTCCCACGAGTCGTCGCGTTCTTTGTTCATCAGCGGCACATCATCAAATAGTCCGTCACTCATGTGTTCTTCTCCTTCAAGAGTTTTTCTACGGCGGCGATCAGCGCGATGTGGTGCGGCACTTTGCCATGGCTTTCGATCTGCACCTGCTCGCGTTCTTCCGCAGTCAAGGGTATCCAAGGGCGTTGAATCACGTCGTGCCCAGCTTGCTTGTACGCCTCGGCTCGCCATATGGCGGCGCGTTGTTTGTTGTATTCGCAACTAGGGCAGGTCATGTGTTCTTCTCCTTGAGTTTGGCTTCGGCTACTCCAACCGCCGCAAGAATAATTTGACGCAAGTCTTCATCCGTCAGCCCTACCCACGGCTTCTGTGCTGGTTGTGGTGTGGTGTAGAGAGGTGTCAGTTCGCTTGGTACTGGGTAATCCTCGTAATACTGAAACCACACATCGCCTTCTCGTTTGAAATATCCCACAGGCTCACCCTGCTCTTGCTTGGCTAGTGCTTTTTCTAGGGCTAGGCGTAGGGATGTGATGGTTCTCTCCACCTTGCCTGTTGTGCTTTGTTCTGCTGGCACTCTTGGGCCGCCAACCACAGTAGTCAATGGTTCCATGTAGCTGTGATATGTTTCCAACGCTTCAAGAGCCTGTTTCATTACTTCAATGCTCATCATACATATCCATCCATTTGAAATTTGATTTTTGCTTCTTCCAACGCACCGATGATGACAAGCCTGTCGCTGGTGGTGCTGGACTTAATCTTGAATTGCCCTCGGTCTTTCCAAAAGCACAACACAATTACTGTGTCAGGTGACTCGTCAATGGCTTCGTTTAGCGTAGCCCTAGCCTGCACCTTGTGGTGGTCAGGAATCGTTGCTGTTTTGAGTTTGCTCATGTGTTCTTCTCCTTAATGCCGTGGGCGGCTTCGATGGCGTATTTAATCTTGTTTTGCAACTCCATAAGCATTTCGCACTCTGCCGCATCTTCACCATCAACGGTATCGATAACCTGCAATGCCGCACCCAATAGGCTGACAAGTACACCAATAACGCCACGCAATTTTGTTATTTCACTTGTCAACTGTTGTTTGGGCTGAGTAAAGATTCCAGCAGGAATGACTTCAAGAGCAAGCAGAACCGACTGCACTTCTTCGTGGCTTGGAACCCACTCATCTTCATCGGGTGGAATTGAATGACGCA